TCAATAGCGAATACATTGGCTGCGTTGGCTGCGGATTTGACAAATAGCTGAGTAGCTGGCGAAGTCGCCCCAATACCCACGTTGCCGTCAGACCCCTGCACAAACAAAGCATGAGTTGAGTTATTGCTTTCGACGCGGAAGTCTAAATCTGTGGAACCTTCGTTTATAACAACTTCTGTTGGATTAAGCAATAATTTAGAGGTGCTTGTTCCCGCTGTCATAGTGTAAAACTCTATTGAGCCATCTTCTGTTCCATCGGTCATATCTTTTATTTGGGTATTAATCTGCCCATAGGCTATTTTTTCGCCACTGAATGCATCATTTTCGCCATAAAAATAAATAAGTCCAGTCGCATCGTTATCTGCCGGAGAAACTGAATTTCTAAAAAACTCTAGAACAGGCCCACTATTTGCATCTGCATCTGTAGAGACAAGAGTGAGATTACTAGAATTGTCTGTTGTGGTAGCTGTAATACCTCCCGTAACTGCAAGAGTTCCAGGAGTAGTTAAATTACCGGAAAGTTTAGCAGACGTAATACTATCATCAACAGGAACATTAATGTCTAGCTGATTCATTGTCATACATTCTACGAGAGCACCCGTTGGAGGAGCTTCGCTAAAAGTTAATGTAGTCCCTGATATACTATATGTCGATTTATTTTGATATACACCGTTTACAAATACTTGTGTATTATTCTCATTGACTGGGGCAGCTGATAAAGTTAGAGTAGTATCACTACCATCACCAGTCATAGTGTTAGAAGTTAAGTTAGTTCCATTTACTGCGGGCGATAAACGATAGATAATAATACTATTACCGTTTGCTGGAGCGGCAGAAAAAGTCAGTGTGGTAGTACCACCAGAAGTAGCAATACTAAAAGCATTTTGCTGCTGAAATACACCTTCTATAAATACTAGTAAATTGTCTTCTGAAGCTGCTGGGGTGGTGAGAGCGTATGCTGTAGTGCTGCCATTTCCTGTAAAGTTATCTGCAGCAAAAGAAGCTGCACCGCCTCCTCCAATTTCTCCCCAAGCATCCGTATACCCTTCGAATTTTCCGAGAGTACTATTGTAACGGAATTGTCCTGCAGCGGCAGTAGGTCGTTGAGCTGTAGTACCTACAGGTATAACAGCAGCGCCCGTATCGGCAGTCTTACTTACTCTTAGTCCAAGAGCAGTTGCTGTAGTAGTAGCAAAGTTTGCATCATCACCTAAAGCTGCAGCAAGTTCGTTAAGAGTATTTAGAGTGCTGGGAGCCGAATCACCTAGAGCGGCAATTGCTACATCTACGTAAGCGGTAGTAGCAACTTTAGTACTGTTGTTCCCTGCGGATTGTGTTGCCGCTGTGGTGGCAGTATTGATTGTGCCGCTTAAATCACCAGAAAAAGTAGTAGCTGCTGCTGCACCTGTAATAGTTACACCAGTTGCGGAAGTAGCAATCTTGGCAGCGTTATCATGATAAAGAGTAACAGCACCGTCTACTACAAAGCTAGCCATCGTTTCGGATGTGCCTTTGGTAATGTCTATCTGATTATTACTAGAGATTTTTAGGTTACCAGTACCAACGTCTTTAATGTAACTATTACTGGCATCATGGAAGATTTCTAAATCACCCGCATTACCTGCAGTAAGTTTAGTATTGTCCGGTAAGTATATAGTTTCAGTAGTATCTAGTGTGACTGAGCGTCCTGATATCTCTACTTCTATCGCTGTTCCATTGGGCGGAGCAGTTGAAAAAGTAAGAGTAGTGCCGCTTACGCTATAGTTTGATTTGGACTGATATACCCCATCTATGTAAATACGAGTATTATTCTCGTTAGCCGGGTCTACTGGTAAAGTGTAAGCCGTGGCAGTACCATTACCACTTAAAGTAGCTACAGAAACATTGCCTTCCCCGACTTTCTTTTTAAAAGCAATAATTTGTAAAAAATCACCAGTTGTAGCAGCTTCTGCTAAAACTACGGCAATAGTATTAGTGGCAGTGTAGTCTATACCATTGTCTAACAAAACACCATTTAGAAATACTTGAATTGCGCCGGCAGTGTAACTGAGTTGCACACTATTATCGTCACCACCACTAAAGCTAGTTTGGTTATTGGTTGCAGTAAACTGATATTCAACTAAGATGGCATCTGCAGCTGTGCTGCCTCCTCCAGTACCTAGTTCTACAATACTTTCTGTACCACTAACACTCTTTTTGATGTACATTTTGCCATCAGTAGTATTTAGAGCAACCTCTCCTAAATCTAAATCTGAGGTAGAAGGTATTCGACCAGCGACTGCTGATCGTTTTAATTTAATAGTTTGTGCCATCTGGCCCTCCTAGAGTTGCGTATATACGCAGAGAGAGTTTATTTAAAAAGTTCCGCCGTCTAATGAGTTGCCCCAAGAAGCAACACCCGAAGTATTCATACTTAATAAGTAGTCTGAAGTAGCTACATTGCCGCTAGGTTTAACAAGTCTAGTGTATCCGCCGTCTGATGCTTGACCAATAAGTATATCACCTATTGCTGTAGTGGATATGTCTTTAATTCTAACAGTGTCTGAAGAAATCTCTGTAGTTATGTTATCAGGATTTACATTTATAGTGTTTCCTGACTTAGTTAGTCCATCACCTGCAGTAATTTGTCCAGCGCCGGAAAATTGAGATACAGTAAGATTGGTACTGCCTAAAGTTGGAGCACCATTATGTGTAAATACAAAACCATTATCTGCAAGAGTGGAGCCCTCTTCTACAAAAGTAAAAGTCCCTCCAGTCAGTTCTGCATTGGTATCTGCATCAGTTGCTCTAGTAATTACGAAAGCAGTAGCCGCATCGCCTGTAGTTGTAACGGTATAGATACCATTTTGAGTAGCAGTTGTTTGGTTTTTTACAAGTATTCTATCGCTTGTAGAAAGAGTAACACCGTCTATTACTATAGCAGCATTTGACCCCGCGGTTATAGTGCCGTTGCCATTGTTATAGGTACCTGCTAAATTTGCGGTAGTAGCAACTCTAACGGAAGCTTTAACGTCTAGAGACTGGCTAATAGCATCTACATATTCTTTAGTTGCTAAAGAGTCAGTAGTGAAGCCAGATCTATCTTTGTAGCCGGAAGGAACTTTAATTGTCCCAGTACCGTTAGGAGACAGAGTAATATCACTATTAGCATTAGTTGAAGAAATAGTATTGGTATCTACCCGTATATTATCTACATCTAACTGAGTGAGGCCTGCAATAGCAGTAGTGGTAGAACCTAATGTAAGAGTACTAGATCCTAATGTAATATTTGCCGCATTTATAGTAACAGTATTATCTGTAATTGCAGCGCTAATACCTGCTCCACCTGCAAATGCGAGAGTATCACTAACTAAAGATACTGTATCTGTTCCTGAAGTTCCAGAAATACCTAAAGTGGTAGAGATAGACTGAAAGGATACTGCCCCGCTACCATTCGTAATTAGAGCTTGCCCTGAAGTACCATCAGTAAGAGGTAAAGCGTATCCTGTGCTAGCTATATTTCCAAAATGCAGTGCCTTGTTAAAAATAATCTTTTCAGCAGAGTTAGTAGTTACTAAAGTAATGTAGTTATTAGTGCCTTCTGTAAACGTAATAGAAGTAGCAGAATTATCTACAATCTTAAACTCAGTCGCCTGACTAGAAATATCTATAGTACCTGCATCAATATCTAAGTTACCAGAAGTTACTAGATCAATGTCCCCAGAGCCAGAAGTAATACTATTAGCTCCTATAGTAAGATTAGCAGTTTTTAACTGATCTATTTTACTACTAGAGTCTACAATAATAGAACTACTTGCCGTAAGAGTACCCGCAGTATGATCTAACATATCTGTGTATAACTTACCACCAATAGCGATTACTGAACTGTCTGCAGGAGCACCAATCCATAATTTGTCACTGCTATCCGAATATGCTAGCTCGCCCTGGGCAAGAGAACTCGGTGCAGAAGTACTGGTACTGCGTTTGATTTTAATTGTTTGAGCCATTTAGAACTCCAAAAATAGCCTTAGAAGGCTCCTGCGTCTAGCGTATCAGAGTCGGGAGACTCGTTACCTACAATTATAGGAACCCAAGCAAAGACTCCTGAGCTAGTTTCGCGATAAACTTTTAACTGATTGTCATCAGTATCGTACCAAGTATCCCCTTCTTCTACTGTAGCACCTGTGGGAGCACTAGTACTTCTGAAATCTTGATCTGCTAATTGCTTTAAAGCATCCTCTACATTCGTTGCTGTTATAGTATTATAGGGAGTAAAAGCAACGTTTTGTGCATCTGTATTATTAATGGGAAGAGCTATATTATTTACGGTAACACTTACATCGTCCGTAGTTAAATCTATAGCTATATTGTTAGTAGAAGTGACTGTTAGATCAGTTACCTGCTCTGTTACTAGTATAGTATCTACCGCCATTATTATCTCGTTACTTCTTGGTTTATAGTTACCTTGCCCTCAAGAAGTCTTTTAACTATTGCGTCGCTTCCGGTAAAAATTTCCAAGTCATAAAAGTAAAGCCCGGCAGACATCGCACTAGAAGTACCTGCCGGCAATTCTACTTTTACTATTCCATTGGTAGGCGGATTTACTATAGTACAGGTGAAGGTACCAGAAACATCAGCCGCTGTTTTAGTTGAGCGCATCTGTGCCCTGGCTGAGTAGCCGGTTAGATTTTTGGCGACACCGGACTCTTTGACAGTTAAGTCAATAGCAAAAGTCGATCCCTGATCAATAACTAGGTCGTAATTAGCTGCGCTCATTTAAATTCTCCATGATCAAATTATAACAAAGGGGACTTGCGTAGTCAAGAATTATTTTTTTTAGGTTAATCCCACTTTATTATGACAAGTTTCCTATTCTAACCCTGAGAGTTCCATTAGAATCTTTTATATCTATTCTGTTATTGGTACCGTCAAAAAACATAGAACTGTTGGTAGAACTGTTGGAGGATATTGTTAACTGGGCAGCATTGATACTATTGGCCGTTATTTTTCCTCCATTAATAGTAGTAGTACCCGCATTAGTTCTTGCGGCTGGATCATAAGTATTGTTCCCATCTTCAATATCCCCATCAGACTGAAAAGTTACTAAACCGCTGAATCCAATCCCTTGCTTAGGAGTAGCTTCCGTTACAGTTTGAGTGCCCCCAAAAGAAGCCTCTGTTACTACATAAGAAGAGTACCAGTACTTATTTGCATTTGCCGCATTAAAAGTAGGAGCATCTTCATCCCAGTTACTAGTTTTACTACTAAAAACACCTGTAGAATAGTTATAACCACTGAGTGTCGGTGTGCCTGGATTACCTGTGGAAGAGAGCTGGTAGTATACATACCCTGTTACCGTTCTGGCACCTGTGGGACCCGTAATACTAGCACCGTCTGCACCGGCTATAGACTTAGTAAGAGACTGCACACGTGTAAAGGTGGCAGTATTCTCTATATTAATAGTGATAGTAACAGTTGCCTGAGTAGCTGTCATGTCACTATGATTGCCTATCTGTGCACTATTACCTACTACAGTTACTGCACCTGGGGTTATACCGCTACCACTACGACTTACCTGAAACTGACCTGCTCCTGGAGTTCCTGATACACTATTAAGCTGAGTTACGCCTTTGTAAACTATAACATCCGTACCCGAGCCAGTAAAAGTTACAGATCCTGCACTTGTTGTGGGTAAAGCATGAGATTCATTAGTTAAAATAACAGCAAATGCGTCTACACCAGGTCTCACCCCTGATAGTGTTATCTGATCAGTTGCTAAAACTGCCTGAGCTGTACTACCCTCTCGCAGCTCCACCTTAATAGTATCAGGCATATTACTTACGTTAGCTTGAGGGCTATAGGTGTAAGTATTTGAGGTGGTATGCTGTACTGAGGACCCATTCAGAATAAAATTAAAGTAAGCAGTTCCAGGACTATTAAGTTTAGTTGCAGTTACAGTAGTACTCGTAGGGGAAGGAGTTATTCCTGCATCCGAATAAGTAAATACTTGATCACCCACAGTAAGGTTTACGGCTCTAGAGTCTACACCAACTAGCCCTGAATTAGCTTTTGTAAGAGTTTGAACTTTAGTAATAGTAGTTACTGCACCCAGACTGTCTTTTGCTACTATTGTGAACGTGCGTGTTCCCACGCTACCTGTCATAGAAGTAATATCTCCTAACTGGTAGGAGTTACTAGTAGTAGTAACAGAACTATTACCCGGTACGCCCGTTACTGCAACACTAGATACCCTGAATGAAGAATTAGCGTAAGGGGCAGAATCATCATATGTAAGAGGTGTTGACCCCGCAAATACTTGTATAAGAGTAGAAGTATTTGCGAGAGATGTAGGCGTCCCGCTTGAGTTTGCTGGTACAGTAACATTATCATTACTTAAAGTAAATAGTAACGCATCTCTTGCACCGTCTGAAATACCCGATACTCCAGCTGTTGCTGAAGTAGGATGGTACGCTGAAAATACTTCTCTAGGAGCTACCCCTGAGGTTCGCTGAGAAGTAGTTAATACCGTGTATCTAATCCAATAATACTTAGTAGTACTTCCTCCTTCTATTACCGTATCTATATATACTCCGCTTTTGGAAGTTCCTATAAGCTCTGCCACGGCTCTATTGTTAGTAGCAGATCTCCATATCTGGACAGTGTATACAGATGGGTTAAAATTAGAAGGATTTGTCCAGTTTAATTCAATACCTCCTCTACTATTCTGAGTAGCCGTTAAACTATTAGGAGCAGTAGGCAGGGGTACGTTTGCTGTTGTACCGTCTACAGGCACAATTATACCGCCATTAGTTGGCTGTACTATAAAGGCTGCGTCTTCGTGTTCTTCAGCAGTTACCTGAACTAGACAATTATTTTTAAATCTTAAATTAGTAATGCGAAATAACTTATTAGACCAACCAAACCTAGAATAGCTTAGTTGAATTACATCACCCGCTACTAATAATATTGCCCACGGGCCTAAAGTAAAGTTAACTTTCAACCCGGCTCTAGACTGCTCTAAGTATTGTTTTGCATTAATCCTCGCGTTATAATAGTTAGATATAGAAGGGCTTTTAACACTCCCTTTCTTAGGTACCATTCTGTCTTGTTTCAAATAAGTTGAGTCAAATAAAACTACAGATCGGGACTCGAAGAGATTCTGAGGATCCTTCAAGGAGACATCTACATGATTAAAAGTACCCTTCTGTCCGGCGTCTTCTACATCAATGTTACCTATTATGTGGTCTTCTGTGATTTTTTCTACTTCGTAAGTATTACCACTTACAGTTACTGAAGTAGCTGGACTAGCAGAAGACTTAACATCTAAAAAGTATTGGCCATTAGAGTATCTAATAAGACCATTAAAATGATTAAGCATACTATTAATGTTAGAGAAAACAGGATTTTTTGTATCAATTACTGCGTTAGTTTGATGCCGAGTAACCTCTCTTTGATTTTGAGATTCCCAGCCGATATATCTCCAGTACTTAACACTACATGAGTCGTATAACTCGTACCCAGAGTCAAATGTAGTAGCAGTCCTAAACTTTTTAACTATAGGATTATCGTCATGATTCCTTGTAGAATCTACATCTACTGCTACTGTTGTAGGTCCTGCTCCAGAACTAACTTTAGCTAAGTTAAAGGAGCCTATACTACTTGTTGTACTTGGAGTGCTAGGTATGCCATCAGAGCTAGCTTGATGTAAAGCGCCCCTATAGTAATAAAACTCCCCGGTATATATGGTTTTCCAGTTCTCCCACCTGAGGCCTAACTTGCCCACAACATTTGTAAACGTAGTAGAATACTTAGTACCCCCGGCCGATACTGAAGTCACGCTTTCCACTGTACCCTGCCATAGGGTTTTGCCTCCAGAGGTGGCGTACTTATATACCTGACCCACCGTTGGGGCGGTAGTTAGTAACATTGTAACATCGGAACGAGTATCACATTTTCTAGCAGAGTCTAGAAAAGACTCTAAGTTTAGGTCTTCTCCTATTTCTAGAGCTGCACCGAATCTAGTGTTAGTTGCATAATCCAAAAACTGCATAGCGGGATTTATAGAAACTCGTACATCCTCTCTAAAGAATATTTTATAAGTATCAGACGCTTTGGGTATAGAATCCTCGTCCCAGAGGGAGGACACAGTAGCTACCTTAGTAGTACCATCGTAGTCTACGATTGTTCTACGTTGAACCTTAATGCTATTGTCTGCTTTCACAGAGGTCAATTCTATAAACAATCCGTTGTAAGCGTCAGCAACACTACTTGCATTAGATGCTAAGGCTATACCGTCTTTTACTGTAATATACTGCGTTGCTAAGTTGGCCGCACCTGTGCCACTATTTCCAAGTCCCGTTACTGTATTCGTAGATGCGGTAAATGTGTATACAAAACTATCTAACCAATCTTTTGAAAAAATATTAGAGGAAGTAAAACTTACTAATCTACCTGCTGCCATAGCGGCATTAAAAGCGGCAGTACCTGGAGTTAGAACAACAGTAGCAGAGTTATTGTCTGAAGCTGCTGCTGCAGAGGCTACTACTGTTTGCAGTAATTCAGGCACAGTACCAGAATTAGCAACATGACCCGTAGCTGCAAAATGATATACTTTAGAACCAGATTGCATGTAGAAGCTTGTTTCTTCACTTGTACCTACAGGATTATCTGCTAAACGTACTCGGGTAGAGGTGGTGCCATCCATATTGGTGATTTGGTACTTATCTGCTATAGTAGTCGAGGATAAGACTGCGTCATTACTAGTTCTTTTAATAGTAACACTCTCTCCTATGTTCCAAGAAGTAAGAGCTGTATCACTGCTTTCATAGGAAGGATACTGTTCGTAAGAATAGTCATAGTTATAGCACCGAATGCCTCTACCCCTTACAACAAACTCTAAAGAAGGTATTGTAGTCTCTCCTTCCCCAATAGTATAGTTAGCTACCGCATAAGCAGTGTCCAAGAGTCGATGACTTGCACCCCAATAGTCCGACGACCCTGTATAGTAGTCTTGCCCAACCTTAAAGTTGCTAGCGTTTTGTACTAAAACAGAGTCAGCTTTCTGATCAGATTTCCCAGTGTGTATAGTTATACTAGCATTTATAGGTATATCAAAGTGAGTGGCTCTTCCATGAGTTATTCCCGCACCCTGAGTAGAAGCTCCTCCTAGATTAAAGTTAGGTATCGGAGTTCCTACATCATACACAGCAAATCCGCTCTCTCCCCCTATACCTAACCACTCGCTATATCCCCGACCAGCTGTGTGGCCGTACCCTATAAAAGTTCCGGAAGTTCGTACCTTAGCTGAAAGAGTGTCCCCTCTATCCATTCTACCATAACAAACTACGTCTATAGCATTATCTTCGTTATTGGCATTGCCTGCTGAAGGAGTTCTTGTGGCACTATCATTAGCATCTAGGCACACCGAGTTAGTATCATCTAAGTATATGTCGTAAATACCGCCAATCTCTCCCTCTGAAATTGCGTAGGCAACAAAAATTTGTCTAGAATCAGCAGCTAAGGTATCTACAAATACAGGTATACTGTCTATCTTATTTACTCCGTACAGCACAGGCAGATATTTAGAATCTAAATTGAATCGTAAATCTACTTCTCTGTCAACTGATACTTCATATTCTGTCTGTTTTACAGATGAACCAAACCCCAAGAAGCCTTTCTTGTGTTTAATTTTTGTTCTAGTCTCTTTTACTTGATAAGTAGATACTAGATTAACTGCTTGCTCACTGTGAAGAAAACCTAGATCCGTAGCATAGGCGGGTCTATGGACGCTCTCTGGGTCTGGTACATTATTAGCGTCCAAGGCTCTATGAGATGCATCTCTAGTTAATCTTCCACTTATCCTGTTAAAGTCGCCCCAATGACTGGTTAGCCCCCAGGATACCTGAGACTTGCTATTCACGTCTTCGGAAAGTTTACCTGTAGAAATGATACCCTTAAATAATAAATAAGGAGCACCTATAATTAGACCCGTCTCAACACTTAAGTGAGCTTTATATACAAAAACATCTCTATTAATATACCCTGCGTACCCTGTATCAGCACGGGCATTTAGTATACCTCCTATTTCTGAACTAGCAAAATTTAACCCGTAAGTTACTCCAGTTTCATTAGTTACAGCTTCCATAGGAGTTATGCTTGCAGTTCTATTAAGGTTTGAGAAGCTGTTAAGTCTTACCTTAAGTTCATTATTACTTCCGCTTCCTAACAGCTGTACTAAGTCTCCTTCTTTGAAGCCGGCTTCTACAAGATCAGCAGTAGTAGAAGACACGGTCATAGACGACGAGTTTATATTAATAGTAGTAACTAGAGAAGTGTTTAGGGCGGCAGCAGACAACTTTAGAGTCATATTTGAAACTTTAGCTTGTGTAGTCTCTGATACTTCGCCAACACCCATCAGCTTACCAGGCAAATAAGTTTGAGGACCATTAGAGTTGCCCGACACGTCTTTACTGCCGTCATCAAATATTATCTCTTGAGATCCGTCCGTTATATAAGTATAGTCCGATGCTCTACGGGCGCTCTTGCCCCCATCTGTTACTACAGGCTTTTCAAACTTTACTAGATGAGCGTAGGCAAACGCATCCCCTTCTAATAAAGAATCTCTTAAAGTACTATTTAGCTGTCTAATTGTCATTACTGTACTTCTTCTAGGCTTAACGAAAACTTGTATAAGTTATCTGTATTTAATGAATACTCTTGAACATCCTTTGCGACTACTTTAATTAAGGGATTATGAAAAACAAAATCATCTGCGCTAGCTACCCCTTTCTGTAGCCCAGGGACAAAATGTATGCGAACCTGGCTTGCTGTAGGCTGAGGCTGACCACTTTGATAATCACTAGTAGTCTCTACTCTAGTTACCATATAGGTTTTTGTGTGATTCGAGTTTACCCCATCTATATTGAACAGATCCCCCGGAAGAGGAGTTTTATTAGTAGTATTACTATATCCACCTTTACCTAGTAAGGCACTAGTAGTACCTGCTAGTAAGGCTCCAGTTGCGTCGAGGTTTACAGTATCCGTCCAAGCTGCAAAAGTCGCGTCTTGGGGTACTCTGTACTGTGGCAAAGAAACGAAAAAAGGAGTTAATCCTCCTCTTTTACTGAGAATAAAAGAGTATATATTCTCAAAGTCCGATCTTACCATAGGATTATAAGATATGTCTACAGACCACTTGTGTGCGGCTATTGCTCTAGCTAATAGCTGCCCAGAATTTGTAGAATCTGTAATAACGGGCTGAGTAGATTTTAATCGTACAGAAGCAAACCCCGGGCCTGCGTCTCCTGCTACTTGACCCCCCACCCCAATTGTATTATTAGGATCAGGTAAGATATTTTGAAAAGTTGCAAAAGTTGCCATTAGTATTTACTCACTCCCCCCGCAGATTGTGTAAACGTTGAAGTGTCTACGTCCTCTACAAAGTCCTGTCCGTATGAATTTGCGGCTTGTCTAATCATTCCTATGATGTTTCCTCTTTGTGCAACAAGTAGGTCTTCTACTCCTGATGCATCCACTGTATTTATATTGAACTGTACATTACCTAATCCTCCTGCTGCGATATCATCATTAGGAACTATTCTGCCTGGCATTTCAGGAACAAATAACTCTGGCCCCTGCTCTCCTACTACGAAACCAGCTTTTCCTCCTTCTGCTCTATTCTTGTACCCAGAGAAAGCAGGTTTAAAGTTGGATATATTGCCTACGCCATCTTCTCCTCTCATGTAGCCCAGCTCTCCTCTTGCACTTCTTGAAGTAGCAAGATCAGCTTTATTCGTTCTCTCTCCCATAGTAACTTTGCTGGGAGGTCCCGAGACTGCTGCTGCCGAACCTCCTCCTTGATAAGAAGTACCTGCAATAACTGCTAACTGGGCTGCACCCATTACGCCAATAAGAGCCGCCATGGCATAGCCGAGCGGTGTAGGATTCTCACCGATGGCTCCCATTATACCTGCTGCGGTATTTGCAATTGTTTGTGCCATTAACATTTTCTTATTCATTTCGAAAGCTTTCTTCTTTTGAGCTTCCTTTTTCTTTTCCATTGCTGCAATTTTTGCTACGGACTGAGACGACTTACCATCTCTTTTCTTCTCAGCATTTATTTCCTCATCTATTTTGGCGATGGTTGCACTGATACCTGCCTGTACCATGCTATTAACAGCACCTATGCTATCACCGACAGCTTGTGCGACTGCTGCAGATTTTTCCATACCTTCTACACTGCCATCGAACGCTTTAGTAAACCCCTCAGCAATGGCAAAACTACCCTGAGCAACTGCAGCTACAACTTCGCCTTCCGGCCCCAGCTTGGCAACTTCGTCCATCATTCCAGCAACACCAGCTTTCAATACTGCTATTTTTTCTTGTCCCGTTGTTGCTAAATCTGCAATAGACTTTGTTGTTCCTGTAGAGTTTCCGTCGGCGTCTTTTACATCTTCTTTTCTAAACAGATTTGATACAGTCTCGCTAGTTGAGCTGCCCTTAGCTCCAGAGATAGACTTAGCGGCATTTGTCTTATTAACTATATCAAGACTTAGATTATCAGCAGCTAAGTCTCTTTCTCTACCTGCATTCTCTTCTTGGCCCTTTTTGACAGTGTCTATAGTAGTTCTAGCTAGATCTAAACGAGACTGCATGTCAACTGTCATCTGGCTACTTGCTACTAATTGAGCTTCTATAAGATCAAAATTAATTCTAGCCATATCGGCCTCTAGACCAATCTGAGCAACTTTTAGATCAAATTCTTGATTAATTAATTCTAAACGATTTGCTAATTGATCATTTGCAAGTTTTAGCTCTTGCTGAGGACTTAATGCAGTAGACCCATCAGATCTACTTCTAGAGTTAGCAAGTTTAGTTTGTACTGCAGCCATATCTGCAGACAGCCGCTGAGCGTCTATTGCTACGGAGAGAGCTTTTTTATCTATATCTAATATTTGCTTTTTATTTTTTAATCTAATCTGTTCAGTCTTTACTTTAACAACGCCTTCGTCTACAGATAGGCGATCTAAAGCAAGTGCAGCTTTTTTATTTTCTATGTCGGCTTTAGAGTTCGCTATTTGCTCGGCTGTTTGTCCCACGAGCGCTTTGTTTGCTTTTTCTTCAGCATCTATTATATCTTTTCTGAGATCAAATCCCTTTCCCTGAGTTTCGACTAGACTGCCATACGCCGTAACAGAGTGTTTAGCAGCCTCTGTAAGAGCTTTTTGAGCTGTTGCGTTAGCTTTAAGTTTCTCCGGTCCTTGTGCTATAGTTTTAACAGCTTTCTCTAACTCTGATACAAAAGTTCTTACAGCAGGTCCGCCTTGTCCTTTAAAAGTTTTAAGAATAGCTTTACCTGTTGCGCCTAAATTATTTTCAAGATTTTTTCTAGTTTCCGGAGCTAAAGTATTTAAGCCATTAAACTCGTTCTCTACTGCTTTCGCGGCTGTCAACAAAGCATCAAAGGGAGTATTGCTTCTAGCATTTAGCTTATTCATCTCTTTGCCTACGGAGGCAAGAGTGTCTGTAAGATTAGGAAGAAAGCTTTGTGCAGTACTTGCCTTTTTTCGTATACCGTCTAGCTTTTCTTGGTATTCTTCACTGGTGATGGTGCCCTTCCCCTGCGCCTCTGCCAAAAGGACCATCTCCGCTATCAAAGGTGCCACAAAGTTGCTCAAATCTGAGTTAGTTAAAGTAGTTATAAGAGTACTTAGACTTTCTTTTGCTGCCTCTGTTGGTTTTCCCAGAGCTTCTTGTAGAGATGTAAGTCTTGCGGTAGCTGCGTCTGTTTCTGCTAAAACTTTATTATAGGTCTCTTGAAGCTTTGTTTGTTCTCTTAAGAAGAGGCTGCTACCTGGGGTAATTGCTTTACCTCCGACCATTGGACCTTTATCGAGTTGAGATTTTGCTCGCTTTTGTAATTGATTTAACCTATCGAGTCTTGATTTTTCTGCTGCTAATTCTTTTCTTATTGATTCTTGCTGCAAATTTTCACGCTGTCGCATCAAGTCTAAACTTTGTATAAGTACACCATTCGCTGCTCGCATTCCCGCTACAACTCTATCGGAGCCCGCCACAGAGCTAACGACAAACTGATCGTTTATATTTTTTATATTGTTTAAAACTCTAGCAAGATTTTCACCAGCTTCATCTACTACTTCTTTAGGAATAAATTTCTCTTTAAATATCGCATAACCAGCAGTTACAAGTGTGAATAGCAATGATAAAGGGCCTAGCAAGGCAAAGAAAGCCGTAGCAAGAGCTCTTAAAGCTAGTACAGAGGCAAATCCTGCTGTTTTTAATGTATTTAGTACGCCAGTGAAAGCAGTTGTTTGAAGCCCTGCTACCGCAAGTCCGGACTGGTAGTCGAGAACAGCTTGTTTTAGTGCTTTAGTTCCCATTATAACGGAACCTTGTGCCATAGCTTCTAACCCGTGTGCAGCAGTCATTTTTGCAGAAGATATTTGATGTAACTTAACAGCTTTTAGTAGTCTGGTTCTTTCTTCACGTACAGCATTGAGTGCTGCTTTTTTCTGTATAAGTTTTGAGCTCTCAGCATCTCCGGCATCTTCCATTTTACTCAAGCTACGAGTATGCTTACCGATAGAGTCATCTAGACTGCTCAGGCCTTCCTGGTAATCACCTATATTCTTAGTTCCATCTTGAATTCCTGCAACAAATTTACTATAGATAGTAGTTCCTTTAGAAACAGACTTCAGCCCTTTCAAATTAGACGTAGCAAATAGAGTAGTTAACTCAGAATTTTTTGCCATTTTTTGCCCCATAGCAGTCATGGCGGGCAATAATGTGCTGGAAATTGTTGATAAAAACAGGCCTGAAAAAGCTATTAAAGCTCCTTGGCTCTTTGATAAAAATTCCACAAGCGGAACTAAGCCTTTGTTTATAAGAGTTACAAAATCTTTTAAAAGGTTTGATAAAGACGCAGAAAGCTGGTCATAGGGATTAGTTTCAAAAGTGGCTGCTAAGGCTCCGTATTTCTTGGTGCCCTGTTCTGCAGTAGCATTAAAAAATGCCTGTTGTTTTTCTGCTATAGTTAACTGCTGGACAGTTTTTCCTAAACTAGTGGCATAATCTTCAGAAGCTTGATCCAGCCTAACAAGTATTCCCAATTCGTCAAGAATTTCTGGCTCCAGTTTAGCTACACCTCTTACTAGTCTGTCTTGAGCATCTACTAGGTTTCTGCCTAAAGCTACCGAAGCACCTTTCGCAACGGTAGTAAGCTGTAAAAGTTGAGCACTAGAAAACCCCGCGCTGGCAGCTACGGAGGCCGATCTTAAAGCTTCTTCTGTACTAAGAGCTCCATCTGTTACTCTTTTTAGTTGGTCAACAACTATGTTTAAGTTTGTGCCTGCTGCATTTCCAAGAAACTGTAAACTCTGCGCTAACTGATCTATTTGTGAGGATCTTTGAAGAACGCCAAAAGCAGCAGTAAGAGCAAAAACGTTGGCTGCTAAAGTAGCGTAAGCTCCTACTAAACCTGAGGAGCCTCCACCCATTTCCATACGCATTTTAGAGAAAGCTTTAGTGCTATTTGAAGTTGCTCCCGCTACTCCTTTTTCGCCCTTATTAAACCTGCCCCTAGACTTGCCTAGCTTATCTGTTGACCGGCCAAGCTTATCAGTTTCAGCGGTGGCTTTTTTAGCTTCTTTGGCAACAACACTTAAAGAGCCATTATCGTCTACCTTAATTGTTAACTTCACTGTATTAGCCACTATTTCTTTCTCTTTAACTTATCATATTCCTTCTTCATTTGCTCTGAAGATTTTTTGATAGTTCTTGCGTCAAGCCAAGATAGTATCTCTAAAAAATACTCTTTGTCTTCAACGTCATATAAGTCCATGTAATGCGGTAAATTAGTGTAGTCTTTACCTGTATACCCTATTTCAGGGTACATTTTGTCTCCTAACATGTTAAAGGTGTTTACTGCATTAATCATTAACTCTGGTAAGTCTTCCCAGTCTGGAGGGATTTCGTTATCTTTTGGTTCTTGTCCGAGTTGTTCCATCATATTGAAGTACTTATCTCGAGTCATTCCAGTATCGCTATTGAGGAACATCCTTTCCAGTCTTTTTAGAGCTATTTCCTTTTGACTTACTACGAAAGTTATCTAAGTCAAAAACTACCTCGTTTAGCCAAGTATCAAAATCAGTAGAATTACTAACTAATAATTCTGCGTTATCTTTTGTATATTCTACTTCTGCCTCTAGGTCTTGTCCCTCTACATCGATTAGGACAAGAGTTTCCAAATGGCCTAGAGTTAATCCTTTCCAATTTTTAATGCTTGCGGCTGAAAATTCAGACACAAACTTATCTTCATCTAGTTGTTCAACAGGTTGTCTTGTTTTTCTGTCAAATTTATTAGTAGTACATCTTTTTCTTAAAGCAGTTAATTCCTTACGAGAAAGGTTAACCACCTCTACAGAGAACCCGTCTAGTCCAGGAAAGTCTGCCCATGTAGACTTAGTGTCTATCATTAATTTCTTTAGATCCATTTTTAACTAAACTCCTTTAGTTTGTTACATATTTAAATATTGTTGCTAGAGAACTTGAATTATCTGTAATTCTCCAGTCATAGTTTTGAAGGAATACACTCCCGGTATTCATTCTATTAGTGAAAGTACTAGTTGCAGATCCTATATGGAACCCTCTAAACTGACTTCCAGATAACCCATTTCCTGCTTTTATTTCCAAGGAAACAGAGGTATCCCATGCTTGCACATTACTGGTATTTGTATCAGTAAGATATTGAGAAATAGAACCTGCGAGTATTTTTTTAGTGACAACATACCCGTCTGGGTACATAGAGTTGGCAGCAGATGATGCAGCTAGGGAAGCATTCAAAGTCTCATACGGTAACCACTGTATGTCATTTTGTAACTCTACCGTAACTTTCACAATATCTGTAAGAGTGGCAGAACCTAAAATCACCTCCAAAATAGGAGGTGCAATAAAGGTTTTAGTTGCTGATCTAGACTGTAAAGAGCCCGCTAAGGACGCTCCTCTAGTCAACTTTGATGCTTCTCCTTGAATCGCAATACTCAGGGGCCGTGATTTCTCAATTACGAAACTACCATTTGTAATGACACATTTTTCAAGTTTAAAAACATCTGTAGGTGTTTTAACATATACGTCAAATGACGAAGTACTTATAAGCAAAGACTCTACAATTGTAAAATCTGCTTCTTCTATGGCGAATACCTCTAAGCTAAAATTAGCTGGGTTTGCCTTATTAACTACACTTCCTTCAAAATAATCAGTAGGATTGTGTAGGCTTTTTACTGGGTAACTCTTTTCTCCAAAATTCTGGCTAAAAGATACATCTCTTATGTCAAGACTATAACGATTACCGTTATGAACTATGAAAAGTTCTGCTTCTCTCTTAAAATTATAAGTTGGCATTGGTTCTTGGCTCTAAGAGAATAAAGCATTCTCACTTTTGATGAATCTATATTATAAGGGAGGTAAGGAAAAATGTCAAGATTTATTTTTCCTTGGTCAAATAAAAAGGGGCCGAAGCCCCTTTCATACCCAACAATATTGTATTATACTACATCGCCATGATAAATAATTGTTGCTTCATCTGTGCCTGCAATAGTTGTAGGCAGTGCCATGAAGTTTGTCTCAAGAGAAATAACATCCTCAACAGAGTGAGTAGGAATTTCCAAGTGACAAGTAGGCATATTTAGTTCAAGACGAGGAGTACCAGAAGCACCACCGATCTTAAATACTAAAGCAAAAGAGTTAGTTACTACGTTTGTAATACCGCGTAAATCATCAAAGAAATCTGCGGAAGCATTAGTAGCACTTGTATCTTCTGTCAAATAACAAGTAAAAGAACCTGAAACAGAACGAGTACCAGTAACGTGACCAATCGGCACGTTTACAATACCTAATTCTTCTGGAGTAATATAACTAATATTATTAGTAAATGTTACGTTACCGCCGGTAAGAGTTAGACTGTAGTTGGTTTCCAATTCGTTTACGCTATCAGAATCAGGGTCTCTAGTAGTAGGTGTAACACTTAATACTGTTAGACGATTACGAATAAAGTTATTAGTAGCTAATACTGCTTCATCTCTGTAAACAGTTCTTGCTTCTGAACCGTTAGTTACATTCGTAAGAACATACAAACGATAAGAGTCATTAGCGTCTAACCATACATCACCAATTGCAATAGTGCCTCCATCCTGAGTGGTGTCACTGTGTACAGGTGCAGTGTTATCTTCGTGAGTACTTCCAGTAAAGTCTAGTACTTCTGAAGCGCTTCCTGACCAGTTAATAGTAGCAATACCATCAATGTCAAAGTCAACTGAAGCTTCATTAACTGTAACGTCTTTTAATTTCATTACTTTACGATTAGCAGAACCAAGTACAAAGTACACGTTTGCTGTACCTAAAGTAGATGAGTTAGAAGAGCCTAAATTAATTGTGCTAGAAGAGGTGCCCGGTGTAATTACATTAGTGCCGCCTGTATCATAATCGAAACTGCTGACATCATAATTTTTTGCACCAGCAAACAAAGCCCAAAGAACTTCTTCTACTGCGTGAACTTCAGCTGCAGAGTCTGCTTTTCCTGTGCCTGTTGTGCTTGATTTAAATGGACGTACATATGTTGAAAAAGACCATTCGCCTGGTGCCAAAGAGTCGTTAAAAGCTCTTCTACCCCGACGGCTGACTCCACCTGTAGACTCCATCTCGTTCAGAGTAATCTCTGTACTGTTTGTAGCTTGCGAGAAACTAAATCCATCTAGTACGGGAACTTCCCATACAACGCCATCAAACTCGATAAACATCTTCGAGTCGCGGCTAAAATATAGTTGTTGTGCCATAGTTATCTCCTATGAAACTTGAAAAGACTTGGACGTGAACAATTGCTCGTGCCAGTATTTTCTAATAACGAACCTCTATAAGAATCTCTCCGACTCCTAAAGGTTCAAGTACACCTTCATCAGTATCTATACTGACTATAGTGATCTGTTGAACATTGAATAAGTTGTTCATTCTGTCTGAGTACTGTATTTGAGAACTCTCTTCTAAAACTGTTTCTATATCTTCCATTAACGCATTCAAAGCATTTTGAGCCTCTTCTTCATTAACGTAGCATCTAAGGGTGACAGATAGGAACCTGTCTTTGTAGCCCCCTCCTTGGTACTCTCTAGTTTCGCTTCCTGCATTTAAGTGTATTGCTGGAAATTGCTCTACTTCATCCCAAAACTTTAGAAAGGGGTGAACATTATTCTCTACATCGCTTAGGAAAGCTCCGGAACCGTTTATATCTTTTAGTCTCTCTGCCAGTGCTTCTACTATATTTGCTCTTCTAGAAGTGTAAGTTCGTGTCATTATATTCTCCTAGTGTATAGTCTTCCTGTTAAAAATTGTGCTGCAATACTACGTATAGAAGCGTCGATCAAAGGTCTTGGGTCTCTCTGTGAATCACTAAATCTTGTGCCACTACCTACTTCGTACACTTGGTATGGGTCTTTTCTATAAGTATATCCTATACTAGGAAATCCTTGAGTTGTGATCGAAACATCTGTAACTCTTGCTGATGAAGCAAATCGGCCCGACCTATTGTCTAGTCTAGGAGCGCCCATCTTAGATGCAACCTCATCTGGTAGTTTAGCATTTATTAACGCTGCTAAAGCTATTGGTGACATTGCCGTTTTCTGATTCTTACTAGTTGTGATACTATACTTATTTCTTTTAATCTTCGAACGTTTGGCTTTCTTTGCCTTATTATTGTCAGACTGTTTTCCTGAGTATCTTGTCTTTCCTTTTTCTTCTTTAGGTAAAGCAGTTTTGCTCATCTTAATAGATTTTTTACCCTTTAAAGATGCTTCAATCTCTTCTATAACTATGTGAAGGGCTCTATCAGTTACCTTCTCAGTTAAAGGCTTACTGCCTCCAGTATTCACATACTGTTCCCCGAACTTTCCTTGTAAAGCATGTTGAAAGAGTTCTTGCTCTAACTTGCCTCTTATCTGTTTCCAGTCGTACGCTTCTGAACCTGTCGGGTTACTACTCTGGGGGCCAATTGTTAAAGGTATTTCTAAAGTGTCCGAAACACTATATCGGCCTACAGCTTGATCTTTCTTCCATACTGCAGTTACAGCACCAAAATACTCACCAATAGTGTTAGCTATAACAGTTGTTTGTGCTACTGTAAAATCACTATTTATGGTATTAGACATAACACGTTCGTACAACTTGGATAAAGTAAAAGATCCTACAGTTGTTTTTTCTTCGTGAAGATTTTGAGTTCTTCTTCTCATAACCTTCATGCCTTCTGCAGAGCCTATTCTTCTTCTGCTCTGCTCCGACAGCTCTGGAGCAGTTTTTAACTGTTTCCAGCCTTGCTGCCATATTATTCTTTGTACAGAAGAATGTAAGCCATTAGGTTGTCGTACTATAATTTTATTACCGTCTTTAACTACAGAACCTTTTCTTTTACCGTGAGTTCTAGCATAGTAAGTTTCAAAATTAGCATAAACGTGAGAGGCAGCCATAGCTGCGGCTTTCTCAATACCTTTTACTCTACTTGCGGCAACTTCTGCGTCTTTAAAAGATTTTTCTCCGTATATAGCAGCTATAGTATTATCTCTATATAACGTTACTAAGTCAGCTTCTGTTATGGTAGTAATATGTGCATAACCACCCATCTGACTTCTAAGAACTGTATCCCACCTTCGCTTATATTTAGGATCCGTTAAAAAATCCTTTATAAGTTTATCTACTAGCGCTTTGCTCATTAGTAGTTCTTATACAAGTCTAGCACTCGCTTAATATGGTCTGGAAAAGCTACATTATTACGCTGACTAGTAGAGCTTTGATTCTGAATACTAGCGGCACCAAGAGTTCTACGCTCTTTATGTTCGTCTTTTAAGTAGTAAGTAATTAAGTCAAAAACTGCTAGTTTTAAATCTTCGGGTATACTGGAGTATCCTGCTTTATAAATTACTTCTACTGAAGCAGGGCCTGAAGGCCAGTTAACAGTACCACCACCAGAATTAGTTCTAATAATACTGTCGGTACTTGCATCGACATAATAGTCGAATGCCGAAGTAGATAGCGTAGAATACGCTTCCCCATACGAACTCCTTTCTTTTACTGAAACTACTGAGTTTACGGGGCTCTCTGTCAATTGAACCACATTTGTGCCCCAGGTTATATTAAAGACTTCGGTCTTATTACTAGAGTAATAATCTACAAAAGTATTTCCACAATAAGTTTTTACTAATTGACTCACAGCCGGAACTAAAGCATTGATTCGCAAGTCTTCTTTAGGACTTCCAATACCCTCTGCTTCTTTATATTCTTCTAATGTTATTAAATTTGCCATAAGTAAATAAGTAAAAACTTGGGGGAGAATAAACTCCCCCAGGTTAAAGTAACCCTTAGCCTATTGGAAAGGGAAACGAACTGCAGGCTTATTAGCGCCCGCGCCAGCAACTAACTCGTTAAAGCCAAGAGACTGAGTTGCGACCAATACGGTACGCTGCTCTTTGACGATGTAGTCAGTTTCTACGTTAACACCGCGCAAACGTGGAATCACATAGTTATCCATGTTTACAGCAAGAGCTGCAGTAGTAGTGGCTGCGCCAGCGTTAGCCAAGTTGCTAACTAGACGATCTGTAGCAATTACAGGAGATCCGAAGACCGTACCAACCATACCAGAAAGCTTAGTAGCCAAATCACTACCAACTTCTGTTACATCGGTAAATCCTGAAGCATCAATCAAGTTGAAGTATGCATCAGTAGGAACGATGTAAGCTACACGGCTAGCTTCTAGACCGTACTTACCCATTTCCTTACGCATTGCAAGAAGGTTAGCAGGAGTTACAATAGCAGAAGCTGATGCATCAATTGCGGTAAGAGCAGAAGCTGCACCGTAACCGTTTGCATTGTCAGTACCGTTCACACCTACTAGACCTTTAGAGATGTTACCTGCACCAGCACCAACTAGTAGAGCTGAGTCAATAGCAATTGCGTGAGCACGTGCTAGAGCTGAGGTAAGCATAGGTAGGATTGAGATAACGATTTGCTCGTCAGTATCAGCAGGAATAAACGTGCTTGAAATCAATCTGTGTGCTTGCAAAATAACCTGATTAACGTTATAGTTATTATCAGATGCGCCTGCTTCTTCCAAGTTGTTCGCAGCTGTATCAGCACCGCCAGCACTAAAGTTAGCAGCTTCTGTATCAGGAGCGATTGGTAGTACAGTAGCACCACTTGAAACTTGAATTTCGCGGAACAAAGGTGCAACCTTCATTGCTTGACGAACTTCTTCTTCAAACTGGTTTGATACGATTACGTCAACACCAACTGCAGAACCGTCACCAGCAGTACCAGTATAGGTTACGCCAGCTTTTTCTAGAGTTTCACGGCCAAAGTTAGTATCCCAACCTTTACCAGTAATCTTACCAAGAATGTGAGCAGACAATAAATCGCCACCCATTGCTTTAGCATCTACGCCGTTTGTACGGCCAGAGAAGTCACGCTTGCTAGTACGCATAGCTTCAAGCTCAGCTGATTTTTCCATCAACTCAGACTTGTACTTTTCTAGTACTTCAGCAGTTTCAACACCCTTGGAGTCGAAGTCGGCTTGCATGTCAGCTAATAGACGCTCTGCACCTGATTGTACACCAGATACTACAGCGGTCTTGACTGTTTCTTCTTGTTGAGCCTTAGCTTCAGCGTCTGCTGCTTCTTTCTCAACGATTTCTTGTGCTACGGCTTCATCCGCAGCTTTTTGCTCGGCTTGCTTCATTGCAATCTTGGTAGCAGTTTCTTCTGCTACTTGCTTTGCGAATGCGGCTAAGTCGATTTCTGGAGTATTAACTTCAGACATTTGTATCTCCTTTTGAACCTCTTCGGTTCCGTCCGGTGTATCACTAGCTACGCTAGAAGTATTAACTTCGTCTTTAGCCAGAGTCTGACCGGCTAGATCTACACGATTTGTGAAAGTTTTTTTGAATTCTTCATACTCGTCCATAGAGTCAAAAGATTTCGCGAGCGAAAAAGTAGCTTCTTGGTTACAAGGAACGGAAACAACCGATACCTCAAACAATTCTGCGTCCTTAATCATTAGTCCGTCGGTTTCCTTTATGAAATCAGCATCCTTGACTCGGAAACCAACAGAAAATGCTCCAAGGATACCTTCTTTTACTAACTCACAAACATTAGCAGGTGCGGACTTGCTAATCTTTGCTTCTAACTCCAGGCCATTCTCTGTTACTTTAAGGCCTGTAGCACGACCGATAGGACGATCGTAATCATGATTGAAAAGAATAATAGGGTTCTTTTCGAAATTCTTTAAACCACCCTTTTCCCAAGCCTGAGCTGAGATAGAGTCGCCAGCACGATCGAAATCTGCTGTACTTGCCATACCGCGAATCATTACTGATCCGTCATCTACCGCATGGGTTTTGAAAGTTGAGGTTAAATTAAAAATTTTATCCATTCTTTTTCCCCGTTTTTGCTTGGGCTAATTCCGTTAGAGGATCTTTATCCTCTTTTTGGTGAATAAGTTCCCATAGTTCCGGTTCGTATTTTTCAATCCAGTCTACTGCTCCGGTATACGTTCCCATCACTTTTACTATTTCTTTAGGAGATAGGAAAGCCGGTCTATCAAGGGCTCTCTTATACTCATTTAAAGAAACAACATATCCTTTCTCAGCAAAGTACATTCCTAACTCATGCACTAATCTATGCTTTCTGTTTCTAGTCACTGCCATCTTCATCACCTTCAGTTGGTCTGCCACCCTCATCTGGGTTGGCTGCACTTCCTGCTATGTTTGCAGGAACTCTAACATCATCTTGTCCTTCTAAGGATTCAAAGCCTAGACGAGTTCTTGCTTCATTGATAGTAATGATACCACCATTTACTAAAGAACTATAGTACTGTGACTGATCTCTCAGCTCTGGTTGTAGAGCTGGAATATCTATGACTTCTTCTTTTATTTCGTACCCAAAGAATCTACTATAAGCATAATTAATCTTCCTTACTATAGGTAAGATTGTCTCAAGGTAGTACATTCTCATATTAGGGCGAATGTTTGCATTGTTGCCTGAGTCTAATAAAATAGGTGGGATTCCCAATGCTTTTAATATAATTGTTTCATTTTCTGTAATAGAAGATTGAAAGTCTAACTCTTTGAAGTTTACGTTAGAAATACTGTCAATCTCTATACCACCGTCAAGAATAAGTGGACGTCTGCCACCTGCGTCTGGACGATAACGAAGACTCCATGATTGAATCATTCGTTCTTTAATCTTTTCACTTAGTGTGTTTGGACTTTTTAGTACTAGCCCTGGCACTGCTCCATTCTTGAAGAAATTATCTTGAAACTTTCTCATTGAAGCTGTAAGTGCCATAGTTCGTACAGCGGGCTTCAGTCTTGAGGTTCCTCTAAAGATAGAGTAGAAAGAGTTTTCTTTAACGTGTATAATTTCGTCTGGACCATAGTCTACATCGTTATAGGTGTACTTCTCTATGAATGTTTTAGGGTCTGCATGAATAGTTACGCTATCTGCAGGAAGATGGTATAGGTGAGCACCATCGTAGTATATAAAAATGTTTCCGTCTAGTAAGTAGTCAGTGATTAGGTTTCTTTTAAAGGAACTGACATCTTGAAATAAGTTAGGCTCTTTATTAAGTAGCTTATTTACTGTAGATCGTCGTATACCTTTTTGAACACCATTTGTTTGATTAGGTTGAACAACTACTGGAATCTCTGCTACATCGTCTACAATCATATTGACGCCACGATTAACAATCTCTAGAGTTTCATAGAACTGCTCGTAGTTCTGAGTATATTCTCTAGATCCTTCTTTATCGTTACCGAAGTACTGTTGTATAGGATTCAATTTTTCCATGTCGGCTTCTTGAGCCTTATTACCACCAAAAATGTTACTATACCATGCCATGCTTTTCTCTTTGAATCTCTACCCAGTTCTTCTGCTTATCAGCAGTGCCTAAGCTAGGGTTTCTCCCATAAATGGAATGTAACTGTAAATGATGAGCATTGCACAAAGTTACTGTATGTTCGTACAACTCTGCTTGATGCTCTGCTATGAAGTCTTCTCTGAAAGAGAGTACATTCTTGGGGTCTAGTTTGTTCTTTGCAACGTAGTCATGTATTAGAGGAGCTAGTGTATAAAAGTGGTGGAAGTCTAATTTAACTTTCTCTCCACATATTCGGCATTCAGTGCCTTTTTTATACTTATTCTTTGCTTTGTCTCTTATGTATTTTACGATGTCTCTTTTTAAATCCATTTTCTAATACCAGAATTATATCGAGTTTGAGGTACCATGTCAAATATTATTTTTGCATGGTATCATTAAAAACCACTGTTTGATGTTTCAAACGAGTAGAGAGCGTACCTAAGAGCATCCGCCATGTGCGAGGCTCTATTATGTTTTGGTTTTTCTTTAAGTAGGTTAGGGTTGGGGTCCCATTGGTATTGGTCTAGGGCGGCCAGAGTTTCTGTGCAAGTCTGATCTATAAACAAACGATCATTGTCGACTATTCCTTCTACTCTTGCAATACCATCTAAAATTGATTTCTTAGCGTTGATAGTACTAATGTCATAATTTTGTGCAAAGTCAAATCGAGTTTGTTGAGCTGCGGAGTCAATAAATATATAGTCTATATCCCACTTATCAATAAGTCTTTGTATTTCACCTGCGTGTTGTTCTGTTGTCTTTTCGGCATCTAAGTATTCGTCCAATAAGTAGAATATCTCTTCATCCCAATCATACCCAAGTACACAAAATGCTGTAGGGTCTCTGTAGCCTACGTCTAGCCCTGCGAATATATCTAGACGTTTAGTCTCCATTTCCTGAAAGTCACCTGTACACTTCTCAAAGTCAAAGCTCCATACTTGACCTTCAAATGTGTTGAAGTCAGCTTCATACTCTTGCCGAAACTCTGCTTCAGACATACTCTTTCTAGCTTCTAAAATATCGTTCTCTGACATACGGGGATTAGATCTGTAAGTAGCTTTGATGGACACCCACTCAGAAAATTGTTCATCGAAGCCTCTATCAAAGAACTCTGCGAACCAGTTGTTGCGACCCCGGGGTGTGGAAATAAAGATTGCTTTAGAATTATCTTTATCTAGAGTAGGACGTAGTGCTACGTTGAAAGCGTCTTTACCGTCGGCGAGGGCTGCCTCATCAAAAATAATTAAATCATACGATCTACCAACACAAGAGTCAACTTGGTTTACTGATCCCATGCGGATGGTAGAGCCGTTAGATATTTCGATAACTTTATCTTTTGCGTTGTCTTTCGTAACTTCTAGATCAAAGTGTTTGATTAACGTTCGCTGTAGATCAAAAGAAATTTGAGATAGGGCATAGTTGGGGGACATAATAAGAATATTGGAACCAGGAACAAGAGATACTAGTTGCCCAATAATATTCGCTATATAAGTTTTTCCTTGACGTCGTGAAACAGCAGCACAAACGAATCTGTACTTAGGAGAGTTAATTGCATTTATAATAGCTACTTGGGAGGGGAGCGCCTCAATACCCAGTAAATCCATATAGGGCTCTACTGGGAGCTTGAGGAACTTATCTGCTACTGGGAAATCAAGAAGATAATCTGGGATTATATCTTGTCTACTTACTTCTATCATTCTGGCTCTTCCACCATTTACCTTTGAGTAGTTTAATAGCTACTGTAAGGGGGTTAAAATATTTTGTTTGAAAGACGTATCCGTAATCAATCATATCAGCTTGAGTAACTACCTTACCAAATATGTTATCTGTCCAATCGTCTTCAATTCTTAAAACTGCGTGACCCCGCTCAGGAGTCTTAACATAGCAATATGTTATCTGTGCTTTATAGCTTATGAGCATCCACCAAAACTTAAGTAAGCTTTCGTCGCAATGCTGATATAGAGTAGTTAGTGCAAAATCTTCACAGTCGCCTCTATACCGCTCTAGCTCTCCTTCGCCTTCGGGTTTCATAATATACCAAGCATCTCGCTTGCCATATCGATCTCCGTCTCTAACGTAAATAAACTTCTCTTTTAGAGAAACTATTTTCTGCTCATCCACAGTCACAGTCCTCACACTCACAAGGAGGCTCGCAAGGACACTCACATCCTTCACTGCGCATAAGATTCATTATGTCCTTACGCTGTTGTTCTATCTTTTCAGCTTGCTGTCTAAGTTCGAATTCTTGAATATCTGTTCTCATGTATTACCCCTTAATTACACTGACGATGAAAGTCAAAAGTAAAGGAACTAAAAAGATAGCTACACCTATTGCTATGGCACCCAACTTAATCATGCTCATTAATTCTTTTCGTTCTTTTTGCTTACGCCTTACTTCATCGAGCCTTCGTTTTCTAGCATTTGCTAGCTCTTGCATAGCGTCAGCGTACAAAGCTCCGTTGCCGCTAATAGTAAAGAGATCTTTAATCTCTTTCATAGTTTCATCAATTTGTTTCTTAGTTAAGGCAGCTTGAATAGCATCTTTTTCAGTTAACTTACCTGAATTAGATAAAGTCTGTAGGTCTACTTGTGCACTGCCTAGGCTGGTAAGGAACCCACTTATCGACGATATATCATTAGTTGTAGAAGCAACTTTGTTGATCATCGAAGTAGCAGTACTGACTGCAGACACTATCGCTCCAAGTTCCATTAACATTTAGCATCACCATTTAACTTTGTCCGCCCAGTATGCGGCTGACATCTTGCCTTTAGCAATATTCTTTGCGTGGCGTGCTTTGAAACTCTTTCTCTTTGCTTTCATTGCAGCTGACTCGCCTGCTTTAGGCTTTCCTGCTGTTTTAGCTCCTTTTTGACCGAATCTGATAGTCTTTACTTTAGCGCCTACTTTAGCCACAACGATGTGTGATTTTTTAGCGTGTCCTGGGGTTCTCTTTGGTTTGTTGTAGCCAGATACCCCAGCTTTTTTAAGTCTTGAATCTTTTTTCTTACTTTTTCTTTTTACCGCCACGTTTCTTTCTCTTTACAAAGGTGCTAACGTTAGTTGGCTTTCCTCCTGGATTACCAGCTGCTCGTTTTCTACGAACAGCTGATTTTCGTTGCTTTTCAGTAAGACCAGCGGCTTTGGCTTTGGGCAGACACTTTGGATATGTTTTCTTTCCTGCTTTACTTCGTCCACATTTCTCATAGCCGCCACCCTTTTTGGGTCTGGATATATCTACCCACTCTTCTTTAAACCACTTCTTTAAACTCACGGTCTATCTCCTATGGCCTCACTTCTTTTTCTTCTTCAGTATAGCTTTACGAAGTGCTGGGGGTAACTTCTTCTGAGCGGCTGTTAAGCCTTTCTTTTTGCTGGGTGACTTCTTACCTTTCTTGGCTGGACGTCCTCTTTTCTTTCCGTATGTTCCTTTTCCTGCTGGCATTATTTGCTCCCCATGCGGTATTTTCCGCCTTTGGCTTTATAAGTTTTTACAAGCCATCCATTTGCATAAGCAGAAGGGTACACAGCAAACTTTCGTTTAGCTTGTGCCTTCACTCGTGCGTAAAGTTTTTTGTTAGTAGGTACCGGCTTTTTCTTTGCTGCCTTCTTTCTCTTACGAACAGCCACTTAAATCTCTACTGACTTGTCCCCTTCTATTTTGTTGAGGACTTCTTTTTTCTCTTCTAGAGTGCCGGCTTCATATGCTTCTGCATCTTTTTGACTTGCGAAGCCTTTCTTTTGGTCGCCCTTAATAGCCCACCAAGTTCCTTTCTTTTGTTCTGCCATGATTATTCTCCATAACCGTGCGGAGTTTCCGCATCTACCTTAGTTTCGAGAACTCGTACTCTGAGTTCAAGCTCTCTAACTCTTTTAATGTTGTCCTGTACCTCGGGTGGTGGTGCGAACTCGTCTATCCAATTATCGTTTTCCTCTATTTCGGTGACTGCAGCAGCCATGTTATGCTCTAGGAAGGATATTCTTTCTGTAATACCTGAATAAGCCCAAACGGACACGGCAGTAAATGTTACTAATCCTATAAGATTCTTTAAAGGTATCGCTAATTCTGTGGCTTCATTTATTTTAGTAGCCATGATTAAGTTTGAGTAGCTACAGCCACAACTATGCCAGCTAGAAATACTACAAGAGTTCCTAGTCCAGCCATTTGTCTCTGTTCCATTCTTACGAGTTGCTCTTCAATACGATCAAATCGAGTAAAGGTAGTTTTCCATCTTTCCTCGCATTGGATCTCATGTTCTCGTAATTCCATTTTCACTTTAAGTACTTCATCTTCAGTTAACATCTTTTAATAGCTTTTCCATGAGCTTACCGTAGTTGCCCTGGCCGAAAGGTACACCTTCATTAATCTGGACATTAGTCTGACTTCTTACGCTAGTGCTCTGAATCTTTTCGAGTTCTGCTTGTGCTTTAATCTCGTCCATCCTCATTTTGTGAGCCATTTGTAACAGATCAGCCAAATCTTTGCTAGAGTACACGCCAGTTTCCTTAGCTTCTTCTAGTTTGTTTTCAATCATTTCATCGAGAACGCTGGCAATATTATTCTTGTTACGATACCCCATGTCTAGATAAACAGTGTCAATATATTTCTTGACCTCTCGCTTATTCAACAACTCTACTACTTTATTTTCAGGTACACCTAAGTATTGGGTGACCCCGTTAATGTTTCCGAACTGTAAATAAGAGTTCGCAACTTCGAGTCCCTCTGGGGAAATTGTAGTTAATTCTTTAGCCATGGTTAGAATTATAGTAGGTAAGGGGTGGATTGTCAAGAAGTATTTTTGACAAGGTATTATAAAAAGCTAGGTGGTGTCGGCCACGTTACATCTTCCACATTCTCCGGATTACTCAAACTGCTAGTGATATTCCTTAAAGCAGTTCTATACGTACGAGCTTCTTCTCTTTGAGCATCTGTTAGAGTATTATCAGAAACTTGTGTCCAATCTGTTCTAAGTAGAAGTATGGATCTTTTTGATCTTATATCTGTCAGTACTAAGTTGGCGTCCCATGTCCAAGCTGAGGAGGATAAGTCCCACTCTGCATATGCATTAGGGGGCTCCCCTACTTCAAAAAATTCTAAGTTACTTGTATTGAACCAGTAGTTTTGCATAAAATTTGCATAGTCTGTGTTAGCTAAACTCCAGTCAGTAAGGTATACGGTTCGAATACCGTCTACCAATCCCTCTGGCGGAACGTCAAGTTGAGGCAGTATCACTCGTATTATCTTACCTGTACTTTCCTGTATTGATACTATAGCATT